GATGATTCATTTTGGTCAGTTCAACATAATATTATCGAATTTGAGACAAAAGATTTTGTCGGACAGAATGCTTGGGATGGATCAGATTTTAAGCCCTTATACTCTTTGGAACTTTTTGATGAGATTGCATTGGACTCAACAGGATTTGACACTGTTTTAAAATGCTTTGGTGCAAGCTGGTCAGGAAAAGTTTTTAAGATAATTGAGATCACAAGAAATAAAACAACTTTAAATATTAAAGCGATTGAAATATAATGAATAATCACGTTAATAAAAACAAGGTCCGCTTAATAGAGATTATGGATATTGGCGATGGGCAAATTCAAGCATTTACTAAATTACCTTTTGCCCAGGCTGCCAATATCATGTTTAATTTGGCAATTAATTTTATACGTTTAGATGAAAAACAAAGATTGTTAAAAGAGCAATCAAGCAATCTAATTAACCCACATACAGGTAATAAAATAATACAGGCAAACTAATGAGTTTTATATTTTATGCACAAAGTATCGATGATGCAACATTGACCTATTCAGCAACTCCTGAGACGGGCTATCCAGTAACTAATTTGCAGGATCGAAGTAAAAATACCTTTTTAAACGATCTTACTTTTGCTTCAGACACGGCTAATTTGGTTATTGATTTGGGAGCAGCAAGAGCGTGTAATTATATCCTATTAGGAAATTATATCATAGCGTCAGCGGGAAACGTAACTTTAACTCTACAATGTAATTCATCGGATTCGTGGCCTGGCACAGAAGCACTGGCAGCGACAACTATTACCGCAGCAGCATTAGCAGATAAAGTTATGACTTTTGATTCACAAACTTATCGATATTGGCGATTAGTATTTACTTCAACATCGGGTAACCTTTTAATAATTTTTCTTGCCAATATCTTTTTGGGAACTTATTTTCAATTAGCCAATATGCCTGAACTAATTCAAGAAGATAGTGTAGGTTATAATACAATAGTTAATGAAGCGGCTGGCGGTTCCCGCTTTGGTTATATCGCAAATACGACAGCAAGGCGTAATTTAAATTATGAGTTTAATTATATTACAGAATCTGAAAAAACAAATTGGAATACTTTTAGAGGTCAAATTTATCCAGGCGAGAATTTAAGTCGTCATCCTTTTTATTTTTCACCTGATAGCGGGACGACACTTTATTATATGCGAACACGTGGAATAATGAATTTTGAAGAACTTGCACATCAAGCGTATAAACTCAATTTGAAATTGGAGCAGGAATTATGAATCTTAAAGATATAATGTTTAAAAGTTGGAATGATAATTTATTAAATGAAGAAAATGCCAGATTAAAAAATATTCAAAAATTAATTGACTTTTATAATGGGGAACAAATACCTTATTTGAAAGAATATATCAAATTAAAAAATTTAGATGATTTTCCTTTTTATGAGACAAATATCACACGTAGGATTATCAAGAAAATCAGTGAGGTCTATAAAAAAGCGCCTATTCGATATTTAAATGAAACCAGAAATGATAAATATGAAAAATTAACAGCTTTAAAAAATATTAAAATGAAACTTGCCGAAAGGCAGTCACGATTATTGGGAATAATTGGAGTAAGACCTTACATAAACGAAAAAGGGATTTTCGATTATCAAATATTAAGAAGTTTTACGGCTTATTTAAAAGGTCTAAAACCAGTCACTATCAAATATTTAATAGCAGAGGAAGGGCAAGAACGTTTTTATGAATATTGGACTGATACTGAACATTTAATTTTAAATTCAAATAACATACCAATCGACTCAAGGAAATTTGATATAGACGATGAAGGCGAAAATATTTATGGGGTGATTCCTTTTGTATGGTGTCCTAATGAATTTATAATTGATGATTTTTATAACACAGGTGGTTCGGCGGATGATTTAATATCCGCTAATTTACATATAGATTTAAAACTTTCAGAAATGAGTCATAAATATCGTTATGCTGCTTTTTCACCGATTTGGGGGAAAGGCAATGTTAATACAAAAGACGTAAAATATGGATATAATTCAATTCTCTGGTTAGACGATCCCGAGGCACAAGTTGGGAATTTAGGTATTGACCATAATTTTATAACTGATATTGAAATATTGAAATTTGAAATGCAATTAATTGAGCGGAACTACGGCTTAAATATAAACTGGGGAATTTCAGGCGACACTTCTGGATTTGCTTTGGTAGTACAAAATATTGACCATAAAGACGACCTTGAAAGTTTTACAGATGTTTGTCGAACATGGGAAAGTGATATTTATATTATGGAAAAAGTAATTGGTAAGGCTCATGGTATTACAGTTCCAGAGGGCGATTTTAGAATTGATTATGCTGATGTTAATATGCCAATTTCTATCCAAGAACAAAATGCGAAATGGACATTTGAATTTGAACATGAACTTGCAAGTAAAGCTGATTATTTAAGACAACAAAATCCAGATATAACTGATGAGCAAATTGAAGAAAAGTTGAAACAAATAAGTAAAGAAAAAGTTTTATTAAAAACAGAACAACGGACAGAACCAACAGTAACTGATTTATTCAATGCCTGATCGAATTAGAACATATTTAAAAAATCTTGATATTTTAAGAGATGAATCGGCGGAAGAAATAGATAAGCTTTTAAAAAAGATAAATCTTGATATTCTTTTATCTAATCCTGATAAGGCTCTTAAATTAGCAATCTTAAATTATTTAAAAGATAATTCAGAATTATTTAAAAAAGCAAGAAACGAAGGTCAAAAACTGGCAGCAAGTTTATGAAAATGGCAATGTCAATATCAAAAAATTTTAATTTGAATAATATTAAGTTTGATTTAAGTAAAGAGCTTAATAATAGTATTGATATTGTAGCTTTAGATATTAAAAAAGGGATTGAAAAAGGTGTGCAGTTTGAAGTACCTTTTAAGCGTAATGCACCTATGACTATTAAGAAAAAGGGTTTTGACCATCCACTCAAAGAAACTGGTTTAATGATGAATGAAACAAAAATGATAAAAGGAAAAGCATCACAAAATAATCAGATAGCAACTTTATTACCAAATGAAAAAAGAATTGATATTGCTCTTTGGAACGATCGGGGAACAGATGATATTCCAGCCAGACCTTTTTGGGGGATTTCTAAAAAAGTAGAAAATGAAATAATAAAAAGAATCGAGGGCAAAATAGAACAGGAAATAAAACGTGCTTAATCCTAAAGACATTGAATTTCAAGATATACCTGCATACGTTAAAGAAATGCAAATTATTTTAACTGGTTCTTTAATAAATGAAGCCAAAAAACAAGTTTTAACTTTAGAAAATGTAATTCGCAGAATGAAGCAAAGTGGTATGGCAAAAGAAGAAATCAAAAATATTCTTTTGACAGACTTGCAAGAAGGTGGAGTTATCTTTGGTGATTTTAGAAAAGCATTTAAAGCAACAGTCAAAAATGGCATTGAGGATTCAGCACGCAAAGAAATTGAACAAAAATTTAAAACAGAAGTTGAATTATTTGATTGGCTTGGAATAGTTGATGGGTCAATTTGTTCAGGTTGTTTAGATAGGCATAATGAGCCACCGAATACTTGGCAATATTGGGAAAGACGTGGACTCCCGGGCGCAGGGGCAACACCTTGTGATAAAAATTGTAGATGTATCATATTACCAACAGGGGAAATAGAGAAAGAAAAAGGCGGACTGATAAAATGATTCATAAGTCAAAGCAAGGTTATACTGTTTATAGTGAAAAAGGGAAACGATTGAGTAGAATCTATAAATCAAAAAAGGCTGCTCAAAAACGCTTGAAACAAATCGAATATTTTAAAAATAAAAATAAATGAATATACCAAGATTTTTTTTTCTACATGGTCAAAAGGTTGAAATTGAATTTGACGATAAATTAACTGCAATTGAGGATTTACAAGGCAAAGCTGATTATCGACAAAATAAAATAATTCTCCAGCCACTCGATAAATATTATCCTAATCAAATTCAGTTAGAACATATTTTCTTGCATGAATTAGTACACCAGATTTTGTTTCACATGGAACAACACAAATTAAGAGATGACGACAACTTTATTAATTTATTTTCTAATTTATTACATCAAGCATTAACGACAATGGAATACTAATATGAGTATGACTTATCCTTACTGTAACACCACGAGCGATTTGGAGTATGCTTTTAAAGATATTGAAAAATTTGCCGGAAAAGAAGTTCTGGAAACATGGACTATTGTTTCTGGTCAAACTAAGACTTATTATAAATTAAATACTGGTCATGTAGGTATAGTCTATCAAAATGGTGCATTATTAACAGAAAAAACATCAATAGCAACTGTGGAGGCTACAGCAGGGACTTGGTGGTATGACTCAACAAATGATATTCTTTATGCTCATAGTACTGATAATGCCGATCCTGATACGCACACAATTGAAATTGCTGCTGAAGACTGGGCAACGCTTAAGACTTATATGGCAAATAATGCTTATCAACAATTAGAAGCTTTGCTTGATCCTAAATATCCAAGACCAATACCATTTGCAACAGCTTCTTATAATTCATTTAATTATGATGCTGATATTGTTTATTGTGCTGCTTTATTAACCTGTATAAATATTATTCGGCATCGTGATCCTGATAATCCAATAATTCAGACTTTACAAGATTTGGTTTGGAATGCTAATGAGCAAAAAGGGATTTTGTGGGAATATTCAAAAGGATTGCGGGCATTTACTTTCCAAACTACAATAGATGAATTTGATGGCAATATATCAATTATTGATAGAGATAGTACCAGCACTGGAAATATTTGGGTTGCTGGAAATGGGGATC